ATGACCACATGCGGGCGTGTCCAATGAACACCATCATTTTTTATCTGCACCATGATAGGAAAATCTTCAGGCACACGCCTACCACGCACATACTCCCAGTATAACTGGTGATATGGTGTTAGCAATTCAGCATATGGTGGCAGGTCTCGTTCTTCAAACACAATACCGCCCAATTGATTCCACGCCTGCTGTCGATCTTCCAAGATGCCGTGTATGCTACGATGGCGCAGACTTTCAAGATTGAGCATTTCAATCTCATTATCTGGTACACCCATCCAGCCCAGCAAGCGTCGAGATTTAACACTTAGGGTACGTCCCATAATAAAACTGGCTGTGTAGGCACAATTGAAACAGTGATAACTCCATCCTGCCTCTGTAGCTTTGAGTCCGCCACGCCCTCTTGTGTCCCGTGTGCTGCCATTGTGCTGACAGCACACCGCATTGAAGCTCAACCAACCTGATGGTGTGGGTTTTCTTTTTGCAGGTAGATACGCAAGGATGTCAAGCATCTGTACAGTATAGCAGATCTGCTACACTAGATCAACGATATTGGAGGTTGGTAATGTAACCAGTTGTGATCAAAACTGTGGCTGCAATAGTACCTTGGTACTGGATTGGCAAATAACCCGAACCGCCATTGGTAACAGTAATGCCACCAATGGCACCGTTGCCCACGCTAGTCACAATGGCTTCGGCACCTGATCCATTGCCTAAGATTTGAACCTTGGGAGGTGCCACATAGCCCTGTCCGTTGTTGTTGACAGTGATACCAGTTACCACCCCATCAGTTACTTGTGCTGTAGCCGATGCACCAAATCCTTGGCTGTTGTTGAATCCGGCTCTGATCAAATTGTAAAAGCCCACAATGTTAAAATACTGTGTGCTAGTTTCGTTAAAAAATTCAAAACTTTCTGTCACATCATACCAAACTGATTCATAAGTGTCTGCTGCCTGGAACTTAACTGTTCCAGTGTAATGATCCATGTCCATTTTGACTGTGGTCAAACTCTGCCCACTGGTAGGAATATGGCTTGAATAAAACTCTGTAAGTTGTGTGGTATTCACTGGCTGTGGTGTTAACGCCCAATCAGGCCAACTGCTAGGTCCAGGTTGCAGTTGTTGTGCTTTGCCGTAGATTGTGGGAATAGTAAGCATTGGACTAGGTACAAATGCAGGAAATACCGAGTCCACAATGTTGCAGTCTGCTCTGGCGCCTGAATTGGCATCAACATACGCTGCCTGTACATAATCGCCTGCTGTGCGTTGTATACTGTAGCTGCCAGGTTGCGCTGTGATATTGATAGTATCTTCGTTGTCTAGCACTACTTTTACTCGTCCCAGGGTGGCGCTGAGTGTGACCATGGGCTTTTCAACCAACAGTTGATCACCGGCTTGGTTCATCAATCTAAACACAAAACTGCTGCCTGTAATGTTTACCGGCTTTTCCTCTTGATTGATAAATTCAAACAGTAGAACGTTGTCTACGCCTTTGTTTACGGTTAATTGTTTTGCATACACTGGGTCGTACCTCGCTGTGAAATATCCACCACTGGTGTCAACTAACAAGACTTTGGTAATTTGCTGGTATAAGTAAACGGTGGTTGAATACATAGGATCCTCGAACAATATTTATGGGTAATGATATCTTTCAAAAATTGGCGGTGAAATATCCGTTTATAACGCTGTGCGTTTACGCCAATGAAGAATACGTAGGTGTGGTACAAAACAGAGATGATGCTGTTACAACCATCTATGATTTTGGTGCTATATTAACTCAAGATGCCAAACTAGAATACTTAGAATTGGCAGCTACTTGGTGGTGGGAAAGCAATAGAAGCATACCCATAAACATATTTTTACGCGGTGAATGGGATAAGTTTCGCCCTACGCTGAGGACATTTTCCAACAAAGATTTAGAAATTTTACACGGTCCGGCTTGCAGTTTAATGGACATTGCCCGCAAGAAAACCAAGCGAAAATCAATCACACTTGTGCGGCGTCTTGATTGAGGCAGTTCATGTGTAGTGCTACCAGGGCCGCGTAACTTATACTATGCGACTTTTTGAATGTGTAGCCTTTAGAATCATCCCCGTTCCATACTTCAGCAAACACTTCTGCCCAGGGCCGATTTTGTAGATGTGCCTTGCCTGGGCGAATAACTGAAATAAACGCTGCCATTCTAGGTATTGAGTCTGGTCGCATTGAAACCATTAAGTCTGCATAATTGCCCACATGCACCAACTGATTGGCCCAAGCAGTATCAGTCCACAATCGTTGCCATGGCGGTGTTGCAGCCAGCATTTGGGCATAGTGCGCAGGATCGCGGATTAACTGATACACACTCATGTTTAGCAAGTCTATCTTGAAGTATCCACGCTGTTCTGCTGATTCATAGTCTATGGCTGCACAACCATTGGGTATGTCCTGTGGTATGTCTGTGACGTAAATGCCCGAATTGTGTCTACGCACTTGACCTTGATGCAGTTGCCGTGCGGCAGTGTGCTGGATCAGTTTCAGCACAGCCGTTCTATCCGGCACATCAATGTCAATGTCTGCGCTCATTTAGTGGCAGTGTCACAAAGTAGGGTCACAACTTTCAGTTGGTCTTGGGCCAGTTGCACTGCTGCCAATGCATCTGCCACTGTGGGATGTTTTTCGGCCAGGGCAGCAATGCGAGATTCTTCATCACGCTTGGTTCGTGCCCAATCCAACAATGACTCGGCTTCTGCTGTAAGACCAATACTAGGAATAGAAGTTGACAATGTCAGCCATGAGTTGCCATCATTAATTTCTATGTTGCTCATGTTTGCATTCCATCTCATCATACCTGCGCCTGACGTGCCAGGACTGATGTAAGGACCGGAGGTCATGCCACCTGACACTTGAACATATTTGCCGCTGTGAACAATACTTTTAATCATAACACTATTGTAGCTGTAATGCCAATGTAAGTCAACTGATGCGCCATCTGGTCCAAGCCAAGATGTGCCCAAAAGCTAGGATTTTGTAGATCTCGATTGCCCCAATTCATCTTGGCCCAGTCAATGTGATAGTGAGCCACAGCATCTATCACGCCCATTATTATGCTGGCTGGCCAATAGGCTGGACCAACTACTAGACCAACACATACGGCTGTGCCAATACCTTGTTTGAGACTGTGCCGCATGCCTAACCAATGTCCGTACACGCCTTTGTGATTGACCTCCGTCATGCTTTGATCCACAAAGTCAATGTACCAATGTTTGATCTGTAACAGTATGAGTGTTAAAAATATTATTGTTGCCATGTTACCAACCTGCCTTGCTCAATATGTCTTTTGCGTATTCCTGATCAGCAGGATAGTTGTGAAACTTCTTCTGCCATACATCACTATCAATGTAGGGCCATACCATGCTGATCTGATCTGGGGAGAGTTCGCTCAAGAATCGTTGTCCTGATTCTGAATTATAAATCACCCAGGGTGATATCCTGCCTGTTGTGACTGCATAGCACATGGCCGGAGTGCTGCCATATCGCAAACAGTCCTGTGGCTGTGCTGAATTCTTTTCTGCCCAATCCATGCCAAACTCTACTGCTCTTGCCAAGGCATCTGCAACATTCTCCAAAGGCAAGTATTGAATGAGATACTCTGTGTACAGTTGGTCTGACGCCCAACGATCAATTTTTTTGTTATTCTTCAACAGCCATTCAAGAAACTGTTTAGGGTTGATGGTTCTTGTGCTCACACAGTAGCGGCCAAACTTTACAAATGCACGATAGTAAGGCGAGTCAGCAAAGTCATCAAATGTTTTGAGTTTGGCTGAACCCTGGCTCATTTCATAGAATCGTATGTAGGCTTGGAATCCCAGTTCCACACCACGCTCACTGCGTTCTTGTCTGCGCCGTTTGGGTTCGCACACATGCACCGCTAGACTGGTTTCTTTCACAAAGTCTTTCTTGCAGTATTGGCATTGGATCATTGTAGTATTTTATGCTCTTGAATGTAGTTTGTCAAGAACTCATTGAGTACAGCATGATGTCCTATTGCCGGATGTGTCATATCTGGAGGAACATACATTGACCCTTGCGGATATTTTTTAGGTTCTACACCTTGAGAAGCTTGCCAGGCAACAGAACGCCAGCGATATCCATGGATGATTTCTGGGCAATTAAAAAATCTCAATCTGGGATCTGTCAAATACTCTTGATATAAATCATCAGCTTGTTGAAACATCAACACTCGGTGCCCCCTGGATTTTAAACTGTCAATTGTGCTGAGCATGCGATACATGAGGTCTTCGGTACGATCTAAAATGCTATAAACTTCAGTTTTGAGTTTGGTGTCTACAAACTGCTCAGACTCTTTTTTGTTCCAACCTGTTTGCCATCTGTGTGCAAACTCTTGATTTTGTGGATTTACCCATCGACCTTCAAAGTCATTTTCAGGTTCACAAATGGGTATTTCTAGTCTACTGAGAAACGTCATGCCCAGCACATACAAAGAGGAAGGTGCTGTATAGCTGTGCTTGAGAGTGGTGCGAAGTATTCTGCTGTTGGCGCTGCCGCTGATAGCAATGCTGTCAGCTTTTGGTATGCTTAGTCTTTGTGCTAGATCTTTATGGCCGTTGCCTACTGCATAGGAATGTGTATAACTACATCCGTTAACTACCAACTGTTGTATCATTTTTCATTGCCGGCAGCACGATTGTAAGCGTCAATTTCTTTTTGTGTTGTAATAGCCACCATCACATCTATCTCATCATCTTTGTAGTGCGGATACATGGCTGCTAATGCTTTGCGTTTGGCACTGGCCCCTGCCACTTTCTTCTTTGGTGCAATCCACGGATGTCTTTGTGAGCCCAAGTCTGGACTGACTGATGTAGCCATTAGCCATTGTAGTTTTGGATGTTTGCTTACATTGAAGAAGTGTTTGTTTAATCGCTCGTTAGTAGCAATCACATAAAACTCTTGCAGTTCTCGTGAACCTTCTACTGCGGAGCCCCAGCGTATCATGAGATAATTGGAAAACTTTTTACGCTCTTCGGGAGTGAGATCGTCATAGAATGATCTAACCTTGCGGTCAAACATTTTCATCTCATTGGCAATGGTCAGTTTATCGCTCATTTGGTTTTGGTCAGTTTGTAGATTATTATAGCACGTTCCAGTGCGTCTTGTAAAGTGGGATTGGTTCGAGCCTCACGCCGAATCTCGCCCCACATCTTATCTTCCATTAGGTGATCAAGCAAGGGTCGGCCGTCGCTGGTTCGTTTATCGTAGTCTATTTTATGTCCAGTTACAGGATCATATGCATAGCCCATTAACTTACGGTCAGCAGGATCAGCACCAAACTCTCGAGCATACACTTCGTTGCCTACACGTTCGTAGATGTATGTGGCACCAGGTTTAAGGGTTCCCATATTGGTAGCCGTATTGCAGATGCGCCCAACGCAAGAACCGCTCTAGTCCTTTACGATCGTCGGGATAACTTTCCAGATACACTCTGGCCAAGCGGTTAATGATTTCAAATATTTCAGGTTCAGTGTAGGGCATACTACCACGCTTTATTGTAGTCCACAATCTCGCAATTGCGGCTGACGTCTTTGACAAAGTACACACAGTCAGGATCTGCGCCTTCGCTTACAGGCACAGCCAGCAGTTGACCATTCTTGAGTTTGGGTGCGTACCACGATACTTCATGATAGACATCTAAAATTTCAATATCAGGAAAGCTGGGACGGAAGCTGGTCAAAGGATTGAATTGGAATACTTTGAAGCCACGATCGTTAATTGATGTTAGTGGCAACACTTCTAAGTCACCTACATCAGGTTCACCTATTAGGATCTGCCAGTCCATGGGCATCTTTATAGTATGTTCTCCAATGCGTAGCACAAGTGCAGGAGCATTAAAACTCTCCAAGAAGATTAAGGGTATAAAGTGATAGTCGGGCTCTGCTGGATTTGAATTGTCTAATATGGCAAAACGCATGTCATCTACTTCTTCAGGCAGGTGATCTAAATCGTAAGTGGCATTGTCTAGTGTTAGTATTCTCATGTTATCATTTTACTTGATTTGTGGCAAATTGTCAACGATCTTGCGATGAATATTAGACGCTACCTGTTCTTGTGTGGCGCGGTCTGTATGAAACGGTGAGTCAAGCGTTGGGTTGGCTCCGCTAAAATTCACAGCAACTCTACCAACATCTTCGTCACCAAAATACAATGGCAAAATTCCAGCTGCTGTAATTTTGCCATGCCAGTATTCAAATAACCAATTGTCTAGTGTTTGTTGTAGATCATAATCAAATAACTCAGTGATATATTGTTTTGCAGCACGAAGCTTTTCCGGAGAAACTATACTGTGATTTTCTAATCCTTCTATCACTGTACTTAAAATCGGAGCATTGAGATTACCGGCCCAGGGCTCATGTGTGCTAGGCATGTGTTTGTCAAAGTACACAAAATTTTTCAATCCATCTTCTGGACGAAACTGATTGTTTGTTCTAATTGTAATTCGACTGGCCCAAGTTTTGTGATAAACAATCACATCGGGTTGGTGTTGTACTGCTTCTTGTATTTGAAACAATATCCCAGTGTTACTGAATCCACCATGTGCAAAATGCAAGATTTTATACCCGTATTGATCTTCGAGAATTTGACTGAAGTGGGCGCGAAGACCAACCTCTTTAAGGTCAACAGTTGAGGCAGCACAATGGCTTTCGCCACACACTGCAATGGTTATTTTATTTTCATCCATTCTAATTTTTCTTGAGTAAAAGGGTAGTTAGCTTCTTTGTAAAACTGTTTGCGTTTGGTCAAGTGGCGCTTGGCAAATTTACAAGTCGAAGTTATGTCCCAGATTTGAACATGATCTTTATCTTCCGCTTTACGAATGCCACGACCAATCGACTGAATAACTCGTACAAAGCTCTTACCAGGCTCAACGAGCACCAAATTAAATATACGGGGAATATTAATGCCAACAGCAGCGACACCATAAGTTGCCACAATGATTTTGTCTGTTGCTTCAGCCACTTCGTCATATTCGTCTTGTCTATCTTTTGCTTTGGTTGCACCGGACACAAACACAGCTCGTTCGCCCAGTCGCTCTACTAATTGTCTACCGCATTCAGTGCGGTCTACCAATACCAGTGTGTTGCCTGTTTCATTTACATGGCGTATGAGTTCGGCCATGGCATCTAGCCTGCCCGACTCTTCCAACAAGTATTTAAGCTCGCTTTGGTAGTTTGAATACTCCACGTGATCCTGTAACTGCACAATATTCACATGGCATTGCGCCAGCACACCTTGTTGTTGCAGTTCATTGGCACTGAGCTTGCTGATAACAGGCCCCAAGCTGACCAACAATGCTTGGCTTTCAAACTTCTCTTTGGGCACAGTACCGGTCAAACCCCAGCGAATTGGCACTCTAGCCATCACCGTGGTCAACAGAGTTTTCAGTGCATCAGCTTTGGCCATGTGTACTTCGTCAACCATAACACATACCACATCCTCAATAAAGTCCTGGATGGTAGCTTCGCCTATGCCTGCTTTGGTATTCTTCAGCAGTACATTTAGACTCTGCCAGGTGCAAATAGTATGTGTGCGTCCGTGTTCTTTTCTATCGCCAAAGTAAACACCCACATCCAAGCCAAGATTACGATAGTCTTTTTCAGTTTGTGTGACTAGACTCTTGTTGGGCACAATCACAATTGATCTGCCATATGGCTCTATACTGGCACTCAAGGCCGCTGTCATGATTGTTTTGCCTGCACCCGTGGCCACTTCTTGTATGCATTGTGGATTGGTCAAGAAGTTGTTCACAATCTCCACCTGATAGTCACGCAACAGGATAGGTTGCCCTTCTGCAGGATGTCCTTTGGGCCAAGTTTTGTGTGCAAATGTTTGTTCTGTGACTTGAGCAAACTCAAATGTAGTAGAGTATTCTCTTTGATCGTCCAGTTCAATGTCGTAGTTGTAGCGTTCCAGGATGGGCATGATCTCTGGCAAGAGATTGGTGTATGTGCTTCCGCCCAATTGGAAGTAACTGACCTTGCCGTCCCACCGCCCTAGCCGTACTGCGGGCAAGTATCTTGCATAGGGCACATCATATTTGAACGCATTGACTAGAGCCTTGCGCACATCCAAGTCAATGCCCTCTAGCTTAATGTTTACTTCATCTCGAATTTGTATGGTGCATCGTTTCATTGTAACAGTATATACTTACCGCTACAAAAAGTCAAAAAGACAGGTACCGTTTTACGGGTACCTGCCATAAAGCCCGGGCCGGAGCCAACCAATGCCCGGGATAACCTTGGAGGGTTAATCTTTTGAGTTGACTCTGGTCTTAAACAAGAAGCCACATAGGATAGTGATTCCCCATGCTTGCAACCAAGTTACTTCTTTGACACCAGTTACTGCATCAACTAAACATCCATTCCACAGCATGTACACGGGCCAACTCAGCAAGAAACTCAGTAACAGAATACCTGCAATGCCAATAACAACTGCACCAATAACAACTGTAATCTTTTCCATGTTAGGCTCCGTAGTATTCCAGGCACTTCACAGTAAAGCCGGCTTCACGCTGTTCATCTGCCTCGTACTCGGTATCCACTGAGTACAGATACAGATCACCATCCCAAATTTCAAACATATCAATCCTTACATTACTGCTATCAAGAAAATCAACAATGCCACAACTGGGTGTCCACAGAACAAGGCCATCATAGCAAGTATGGTGCCAAAGAAGGCCTTGTCACTGTCCATATCAGGCTGCCTTCATGCAAGTGGTCTCTGCAAGACGCTTCCAGTTCAACACTGACATCTTGCGCAAGTCTGCAATCTTCAGCGCCATACGCAAACTCATCTCACGCAAACGATTTTGATTATCGTTCATGAAGTCGATGATCTCGTCTTGCACACACTCGTCAAAGTCGTAGTCTGCAAACAACACACCGTCCTTGGCAATCTGCTTGATGCGCAACACCTTGTCACGCATGGTGTCCAGAGTCAAGTCCAAATAGTGACAGCGCGATTGCAGTGCATCCAAGTGGTCCCGCAGTTTCTGCGAACGCATGCTATCAAACTTCAAGTTGGTAATAAAGATTACACTACCTTTGAACTCGAAGCTGTCTGGGATGCCTTCGTGACGCAACACACGGCTTTCGCTCAACCAGGAGATCTTGCGCTTCTTGCCAGAGTCCAGGGCACCCTTCAACAAGTTCAGTGCAACGTCATCCAACAGGATTGAGTCACAGTCGTCAAACACCAACACACAATTAGGGTCGGAATACTTGTACAGGGTTTGGTACAGGCCAATAGGAGTGGCACTGCCTTTGACAACCTCAGCGCGGAGGCGTTTGCTAGCCAGTTTGTCAAACAAACAAGCCTTGTCAATCTCTTGCTCCACACCATAGCTCTTGCCAACACCAGGAGGGCCGCTAACAATCATTGCACGGATGTCGCCGCTGACACAAGCCTTGGTCATCTCATGCAGGATGTCAAAGCGCTCACGGATACGGTCCATGGCTTGTTCATCAGTCTCTGCCACCACAGTGGGCTTGAACTTTACAGTGTTTTCTTGCACATGCTCTCCTGAAGTATACTCAATGTCTGAAATGTTTTCTACCTTGATGCGGATGGCTTCGGGGCAGTTGGGAAAAGTACCATCATTTTGTACGGTGACATAGCCACCTTTGGCACCAGTTTGGAATCCACTCACAAGAGTGAACACTTGATTTTGAATCACTTTGTTGCGATAAACGCCGCGAACGATACGAATTGCACTCATGGTTGGCTCCTTTAGTGTGCGGTTGAACTTTGCTGTCTATGTGTGTATTATAGCAAATTGGGATTTATTGGTCAACCTTTGGAATTGATTGATTTAAGAATTTCTTCTGAACGGATTTGACCTAATACAATAGTATACAGAAGATACACCATCGCTCCAATTGCAATAGTAGCCAGGGCTGGCGCAACCATTTCTGGGGGTGTATACTTTAGTACTAACTGAACTGCCATTGACAGTAGAGCAACAACTCCCAAAATACCCACGGTCCTCAATGCGGCTTTAACACGAATATTCATACGATCCTTTCTTTGTATGCCATTATTGTAGCAGATCTGGATTTATTGGTCAAGTCCCGCCAGTTTGGCAGGAAATGTAATACTATTGTATACACTATTAAAAATCTGATCTGTGGGTACGCCATGTTGCTCATAGCCCTGCACCACCATGTCAAAATAGCTTTGGTTGGGCAGGCTGTCTTCATTGCCTGGTTGCATAAAGTAACACTCTGCAACAATCACGGAACCGCGATGATCCACTGCAAATTGCCCGCGATTGTAGTACCACGGAAAGCCTTCCAGTTGATCCAACTTGGCTAGGTGGTACTCATCAATCTTCCACAGCACACCATCCACATAGGAACCTTTACACGGCACCACATCAGCGTGAATGGCAAAGCGGAATGAGTGATCAATCAGGCGTGCGTGGCCCAGGCTCAGTGCGCCACGACAGCGTTGAGCCATGCCCTCACGGTTGGTGTTCATTCCATAAGCAAAGTATAACAAAAGTATTACCTTTTTAAGATTTCGTAAAATTGTTGGTTGAGTGCATCCATTTCACTCTGACTCACATAGAAGTCAGTGCGCGGGTCATAGTATGCGCCCTCTTTGTTGTCATAATACAACACTCGGCCAGAGAAGTTGAACGGGCCTTCCAGTCCTGGACGGGCTCCGTATTTGTCACGCATGGCATCAACTTCAATTACCTTGTACCCCATGGCAGGCTCCTTGTTGCTAAGTCTTTATTGTAGCAAAAGAGCAATTATTGGTCAACCAAAAAAGTTAAACCCAAAGTTGTACAATTTTAGGGTCACGAACTTCGTGGGGTTTGGGGTGGCCATGAAATACCATAACACAAGTG